TGCCTTCTTCCGAAGTCTATGCATCGGCGCAGATGTTGGCGCAGTCGTGACCACTGGCGCGCAGGGTGCTACTCCGGTCACGAACAACGACCTCATTCTAGAGCGCACCTCGGCTAGTTGGCTTAAGGCCAATAATGGCGCTGGAGGATTCGCCAACGTGCAAGGCAAGCTGACGACAGAAACGGGCTATACCGGGGGAGCCACCGCCCCAACGGGATATCTGGTTCTTTATGATGCGGCGGGAACGGCCTACAAAGTGCCTGCCGAACTGCTGTAACGAGGGTCAAAATGAGCGAGAACGAACAAGTTTATCTGACGCGGGATTATACCGTTGCCGTGCAGATGGGAGAGACCGATAGAGCCGAGCAGTTGGCTGCGGAATTGACCGAACGCGGGTGGCCAATTCCCGATATAAGCACGGAATGAAATGCATTACAACGCATTTGCGAGACAAAACTCCCACCATTTTCTACAAAAATGGTGCGCTGCAACGACAGCGCGGACTCTCGGGAGAAAGCAAAAATGGTTGATACAGTTACATTCCCCACGACCCCCACTGGTCAGGTTCTCGTAGACAGCGGAGCGGGATCGCTCGGCGGAATCATGCGGGCTGGTAATCAGGGTGAGATGGCCCTTACCTCGCAGATCAATCCAAGCACAGGATATCCGGCCCAAGTTTTCCGCTGGTATTGGGAGAACGGCCTAGTCGGCAATACGGCGGTGATCCGAGGGCTTGGCTCAAACCGTCTCTCCCTCGAAAGCAACGGGGCGATTACGCAGATCGCGAATAATAGCCGGTTTGAGTTTGAGGGCTATATCTCCCCTCGCGTTATTTTCACCGGATATGAAGCCGCCTCCGCGCTCGGCAAGACAATCGACTTCAACAATTACGGCCAGACTCCGTCACGCGCCAATCCGGTAGTGTCGATTTCGGTAGAAAACGTTAGCGATGACCCGCTGCATATCGGCCGGTTCGATGGCAGCACGTGGACCACGCTTGCCCGGTTCAACGGGCAGGGCATCCTTTTCGCTCCCCTGTTCAACACCCAGCGGGGTATGAGTTGCACCGTCACGGGCGAAACCACCTCGCGCTTCTACTCCGGTCTGAGCGGAACGAACGTCCCGTTTATCGCCATGGGACCCGGTGGCACCACTCCGCTGGACACGCACCTCTATCGCGCTGGCACCAACATGTTCGGCGTCGGCGGCTTTACCGCTGCCTTCCCGGCCATCAAGCGCGACGGTAGCGGCATTCAGGTCCGAGCCGCCGATGACAGCGATTTTACCAAGGTTCAGGGCAAGATCACCACTGACACCAATGCCGCGTCTGGAACGTTCACCCCGGACAAGTACATGATTCTGTATGATGCCGCTGGGGTAGCGTACAAAGTCCCCTGCATCGCCGCTTAACCAAGGAGGAGTAACCATGTTCGACATTGTAAACCGCGCCTTCGATATCAACGCGCAAATCCCGCCCGCGCCCCCGCCAAGTCCATCGCCGTCACCATCGCCAACACCCGTTCCCACGGACCCGAAAGAAGACGAGTTCAACAAGCCGTGATCTGGATTGTCCCGACCTTGTTGGGACTAGCGAGCGCGGTCGCCTTCGGGTTGGCCGCGCTTTCGCATGACAAATCGCGTATCTCGGTAGCAGCGTTGCTGTGCGCCTATTGGGGGATTGCCAATACCGCTTGGCTCTGCGGCGCAATGGACTGGCTCCCGATGGCGGATTGGCTAATCGGCTTCTTCTGCGTTCTGATTTCAATCGAGAATGGCGCTAAATGGCCCGTGCAGATCGCAGCTATTTGCTATATGCGCTTGGGATTGCACGCGTTCGATTATTTGACGGGGCATCAATGGTTTGTAGCATACGCCCATGGCCTTAACGCGACTTTCGCGCTGATGCTGTGCGTTGCGGGAGGGGTGGATGGCGGTCTTTCTGTTCGTGACCTTTGGCGTCATCTTCTTCGTTCGCTACTCCCAGCACGTTTCACGGAAAAAGCGTGACTGATGGAAGAATGGTTCGTCTCGACAATCGCGAAACTCACTCCGGGAGGGGTGGGAATCTGGGTCTTGGTGGCGATGGCGGCTGTGGCGTGGTGGAAGGGATTGCCCGCCGTTCTGGAGGCTTGGAGTAGTTCAGTCTCGAAAGAGCGCGATCACCGCGAACGTGAGATTGAGCGCCTAGAACGCCAAATCATAGCCGGGGACAAGCGCCATGATGAATGCCTCGAAGGCCAGCGCATTTTACGCGAGGAAGTGAATAGGCTACAAGGGCTTATCAGCGGCATGGTTCTGCAAATGCGCCAGCTTCAGCTCAGTGCGGGTGACGGTGCGCTGCTCCAGCCAGACTTCGCCGCGATGTTGAGGGCAATGGACCGGGCACCGGAGACGAAGAAATGAACCTCTCCCCACACTTCACCCTAGCCGAGTTCACCAAGTCGGATACTGCTAAGGCGCGAGGGCTGAACAACACCCCCAACGATACGCAGATTGAGGCGCTGAAGGCCCTTTGCGTAAACGTGCTTGAGCCGGTGCGCAAATACTTCGGACGGCCTGTAAGGATCACCTCAGGCTACCGCGTGTTCACCCCGGCAAGCCAGCACGGCAAGGGAGAGGCCGCTGACTTTGAGATTCCGGGCGTGCCCAACATCGAGGTTGCACGCTGGATCAGGGATCACCTGACGTTCGATCAGCTCATTTTGGAAGCATATTCTGCGACCGACCCGAACGCGGGCTGGATTCATTGCAGCTACCGGAAGGGCCGTGCGCGCAAGTCCGTGCTGCGAACGCCGACCGGAAAGGCCCCGTATATGTCAGGATTGCCGAAATGACCGAGGATATCCGCAATCTGGTCACCTTCATCGCTACGCTGGCAGCTATCGTTCTGCTGTCGAAGATCGGTGGGACGGGTTCAGACCTAGCCATTATGACGGGTCTTGTGGGCATCCTTGGCATGTTGGCGCGCCCAGCTCGGTCTACGAATGAAAAGCCTTCTGATACGCCTACTGGAAAACCCGGCGATCCCGTCGCGGTCAAAGAGGATGAAACCCCATGAAGCGCCTATTTCTCCCCCTAGCCGCCATCTTGAGCCTGTCCGCTTGTGGGCCGTTATCGGCGCTCACCGCTCCGGCAACCTACGCCAATGCTACCGTGCTTGACGAAAAACTGGCGATCGGCGTGGAACTGGCATATCAGGCCGCTGCTCAGGCCGTCCTCGCGGTCAACGATGTTCGCCCGTTCAGCCCCGCACTGAAGGCCCGCATTCAAGCCGCCGATAGAAAGGCGTACGAGGCCGTTGTATCGGTGAGAGCGGCTTACCGCGCCGGGAACGCCCCTAGCTACTCTATGGCCGCCGCTGAAGCTCAGAGCGCCATTTCCGCCCTCCTGCAACTGATTGGTAGCTGACATGATCGAAGGCATTCTCATGGCGATGAAGCTCGCCGGTTCGCACCTCCCTGCGTTCAAGGCCCTGTTTGATAGCGTGGTCGGCACGCTGAACGAGGGCGATCAGGAGAAGCTCAAGGCCGCGTACGCCGAGCATATGGCAAAGAGCGACGATCTGCATTCTCGGATTCAGTCGCTGTGAACGGGGATGGCGGCACTCAGGTCTGACAAGCGGTTGAATGGGTAGGGTGTCGGTCTTTCCCGACTGTCAGGCTTGGCTTTGGGACGCTGCTTCTAGGCATCTGCCCGCGACCTACTTACCAATTTCGTCCACCACTCCGAACGCAGGATTCCTTTCGGTTGGGCCTCGGCTGCGCCACTGTACCCTTCCTAGCTGCAACCAGCAGCCTATCTCTCATATACCCTAACCCCTCTTGTCTGTCCACAAGCGGTGCGCGATAACGCCACCGACGATCAGGGACATGCCGAGTATGCATACCCGAGGCAACCAGTGGGCACCTTCAGTGATATGCGCTCCCGCACACAGGAAGGCGATGAGCGTACAGACCGCGTCAACCCTCACAGCACAATCTCCGGAAAGCCGTCCACACGAAATACCAGAACACCACCACACCAACGATAACAGCACTCATGGTAGAGGCGTAGAGAAAGCCCTTGAGCGGCTTATGGTCGATCATATCACTCACTCCTTACCGCAGGTTCATCTTGGCGCGCTCAGTCGCATTTGCGGTGCGCCATGCATCGAATCGCATCCGCTTGGCCTCCGCTTGCGCGCGAAGAGTTTCAGCCTCTAGCGCGGCATTCTCCCAATCCGCACACGCCAGCTCGTACACCGGATCAGCTTCCGCCATTTGCTCGCTAGCCCCGGCTGGATTGCCGTCGCCCTTGTATTTGACGAACAGCACGGCGCGGGTCCGCTTACGGCGAAGGTCCATGGCTTCGGCCTGCACCTTGGCGCGGCCAGCGGCTACGAACAGCCTTTCGGCATCATCTACGGCACGGTCAATATCCATTATCTCGCTCCCTCATGGCTTGCTCAATCTGAGCGCGGCGCGGGCTGGCTTTGATGAAAGCCGCAATCAGCCCGTCCAGATCAATGCCGACCCAAAACGAGCGCTCGCCAACGTTATGCTGAGCGGTGGCTGATCCGGTGTGGCATTCGTGGCATAGGCTGACACCGCGCCAGTCATCCGGTTTTTGCCCCATGCCCGCACCCGACCCGAGCCGCACGTGCGCAAACTCAATTGCAGCCGTAGAGCCACATTTGCAGCAGCCGTGGGAGCGGACAAAATCGCGATGTGCCTGAGACTTCCACCGGGTCGCGCGCTTGGCCTTTTTCGGAATGCGGGCTGGCAGCATCAGATATTCCTATTCCTACCGGGATAGGGATGAGCAAACGGTACATCGTCGTCTAGATCGTCATTGGTGTAACCGCCACCACCGCCGCCCGTCTGACGAGGTTCATCGCTAGGGGTGTCGCTATTGCCGACACCCTTCACAACGTCCACCTCGGACACCCGCACGTCATATTGCGGCTTGCCGTTGTATTCGCCGATAGTCAGCGCGCCGGTCACGAAAACCCGTTGTCCCTTGCGCATGATCGAATTGAGCGAGTCGGCACGCTTGCCCCACACGGAGCAGCGATACCAGTTACTGCCGGAGTCCCGACCGAAGCCGTTCTGAACGCCGACGCTGAACGAGAGAACGGTATCCCCTCCCTGCGTAGAGCGCATCTCTGGATCGCGGCCAAGGTTGCCGGAAATGGTGATGATCTGCATTGGCTAAGCCACCTTCTCTTCGTTCGTGATGCGCTTGAGCAGGATGCCCCTAGCGTGTTCGTACTGGCTCACCGTCAATTCCTTGAGGGATGCCACCTTGTAGTTTTCACACAGCACGGGGCTGCTTGTCTTCGTCGCGGCGATCAGGCCAGCGATGTCGGCCCATTGTGCGTCGTCGATCAAAGGCTCTTTTTTGTCCTCCGCAAATTCCCGCTTCAGGCGCTCGACGTATTTGTTATCGTCGTACATGCCAAGGAACACGTCGGCGTTGAACCCGAGCTGAGACAGTGCCTTGGTAATTCCGTCCGTCATGGCCTTTTTCGGCGCATCGCTGTCAACGCGGCCATTCTTGTCCTTCCATTCCTCGCAGCCGTAGATTGGCCCGAAGGTGTTGGAGCGGTCGCCGTGCCAGAACGTGACTGGGACGATCATCAAGGTTTCCTGAAAGATCGGCTCTGCGCAGTCATAGCCCCAGCCGATGCCGATAGGACCGAACACCTCGGTAGCGCGCATGATCTGGTAGTTCGCGCTGATAGCCGTGAAGCCGCCGCGCTGGTTGACCTGTTTTGTATGAGCGGGATTCGTCTTAGAGACGGCATCCCATATCCGCATCGTTTCGGTCATGGCCTATTTCCTACGAATGGTCAGCGAGGTTCCACCATTATCGAGCGCCACGCCGGGGGGCATCGTCTGGGCTTCCTTGATCGCCGCCAGATTGGGTTTCCGCGTGAACGTCACGAACTCATCCGGTAGCGCCTCGGCGTCGGTCACAATCGGCTTGGGGGCCATCTTGCGCAGCGACAGGGTAGCCTCTGCCAGCGAGAGCTTATCCAGCCCCGCGCATTCCAGCAGAGCTGCCACAGCCTCACGTCGCGCCTTGATCCGGGCATCACAGCGATCCCGGCGAACCTTGCGCGCATCCATCTGCTCGGCTAGGATCGCCTTATCGCCTTCGTCGGTTTCGATGCCGTCGAGTAGCTTGCGGACCAGCTCGAACAGGTCGGTTTCACCCTCCAGCGTATCGAGTAGCAAGCGCTCATCGTCATCGCCGAATTGATCGCGCAGCATCGTCGTGACGGCCTGCACCTGCATCATGGTTAGATCGTGCCTCATTTCCGCCTCCATGCCGTAATGCGCCGATACTCACGCCGAGCCTTGTCTTTCGTATCACCATATCCGGTTGCTATCCCATCGGACGCTGTCCAGTAGGTGTCCGTCATGAGACCCTTGGTAGCTACTGCCTTGTGCTTTTCATAAGCCAATGGACCGTTGATGGTGAGGGTCATGCGCGCAGGCTCTCGGTAATCTCCTTGATGAGATCACGCTGCTCCCGAGACATGGCGCGCCAGAGGTCTAAAAACACCGCGTGTATCAAGCTGAACATTCCTAACGTGACCACGGCCAAAATGGCTTGCCCGGAGTGCACAAACCACGCTGCTAGAGCGACCGCCACGGCAGATTGAATTGTCGCCATCCACTTGTTGGCCATCATCTCTATCCTTCTAGGTTGGTTCCAGATTAAGTATTGGCGATGCCTTGCGGCCCACGCCACTCCCGAGTGGAGCCAGCTTCGCCGTCTCCAGCCTACGGCTGAGTGTCGCTATCGCGGGTTAGCCGAGGTCGTAGCGTTCGCGGAATTTAGCGTAGGGGCCGCCGTAGAAGCGATCCCAGAACTCGTCGCACTCGCCTTCGTCTGGTTCGCTAAAGTCAGCACCGTCTCCGAACGCCTCTACGACAAGCGCAAACATGGGCTCACCGGGCAAGAAGGCGTCGTCGAACTCAGCGTCCATCCCGCGCACTTCGGTGCGATCAGCGGCCTCGTCTAATATCTGAATCGCGGTCTCACCTTCGCGGCGGCGCTCGGCGGCGATGGTGGCCGCTGCCACAAATGCGCGGCCAATAGCGTGATTACCCATAATAATTTCTCCTTGCGATAGCGATAGAAACCCGGAGGGCCGAGACTTTAGGCTCGGTCGCGAAGCGATGATAGCGCGGGCCTGAAAGGCATCGCCAACCACCCTCCGGGCAAAGCAGAGTAAGTCAATGGGAGGAAGCTACTCTGCTTTGATGGGGTTAGCTGTAATGCGCGAACGTCATAAGCCGCCACGGCGCGTTAAGCAGGTGCGCAAACTCGGGCATGATTTCAATGAACTTGGCCGACGCCTCCTCCTTGGCGAGCCCGAGATTGGCCGGATCGATTTCGACAAAGCCGGACAGCGACTCCCAGCGCGCGTCTCCGCTGTCGAAAAGGATTTTCCCAATGATGAGATACTCCCCGCCCATGCCGTCTGAGATGGCAACTTCGGACGTTAGCTTATAGAGGTCGTCAATCTCCTGCGCTTCGGAAAACTCCGAGCTGTACGGGTGCTTCACACCATAAACGGTGTAGACGTGGGTGCTGATGCCCATCGTAATTCTCCTCAGAAAGCCGAGCGCAAAATCTGCGCCACAAAATACAGGACCACGACCACAGCCCCGATAAGCACGGGCTTGGTCCATGGATCGCGAGGTCGTTTGAACGATACCCGCCCATAGTCGAAAGCATCCCTCCCATTACCTTGGATGGGCCTCTCGTAGAATGAGCGGTTATATGAGCTGGGGCGATGGTCGATCATGGGGTTACTCCCGTTGCCTTGGCGATGGCCTCTCGTGCAAGGTCCGCGCACTCGCTGCCTTCATAGCGCGCATCGGTCGCGATCAGCGCATAGAGCGCCAAGGTGGCCTGTAACAGTTCAGGCGCGGCGGTCATCAGTAGAATGTTGGCCTTGCGCGTTTCGGCAGGGAACGAACCGTATGCGTGAAATTCTCGCCGGACATCCAGAGAGCCGTCCTCGTTCTGGAGCGGCACCCATAGCGTGTCACCCCATTCTGGACCATCGACCGTCGCAACGGGATGGTCTGCCGGAACGGACCAAATCTGGCCACACGAACAGTCGCCATTTCTACACGCCTTCCACGGGCTGGGCGAGGCCGCGTTAGGGATTGAAGCGGGAACCGGCGAGACAGGCACTGGCTCGACCTGCGTAGCAGGCGAAAGCCCGACCCCCTCAGGGGTAACGCCTTGATTATCCTTCACTTTCCACCTCCCTAATAGCATCTATAACAGTAGGAACAGAACGATTGAGTTCCTCACTGAAGGCTTCGGCCTCACGCCATTGCTCGTCTGTCATGGTGTCGAGGAAGATGCCGGAATTGTGCTCTATCGCCTGCTCACGCAGTTCCTCGATGTGGGCGTACGCCTGCCTCAGAAACGAGTGGGCGAGGTATTGCCCTGTGATCGTACTCGCACCGGCCAGCACATCCCGCGCCTCGACGGCGAGCAGGTAAGCCTTGATTACCGGATAAGCCTCTACCTTCCAGAGGGAGGCTTGCTCTATTGATTCAGTGAGTGTCATGGCTGCATCGCTAAAACGCAGGCATAATTGCCGCTGGCGTAACCAACCCAAGCCAAGCAACCCATGACGCACAATCCCGACATAATAAGCGCGATCAGCAAAAGCTTCTCCGGCCAATGTTCAGTGTTCATCTCGTCATATCCACTTCAATCACATTGCGCTCCCATCCAACGAACTCTTCGATCATAGCTTGTTCAGCATCCTGAGCTGCCATGTCATCGATAACCCGGTCGCAAAACGGACAGGTTCCGTCATCGTTGGGTTCAACGTCATCTTCGCACCATGAGCAGGGGCATAGGTTGGGGCGGGTCATCGTCCGAGAGCCTTCGCGATGGCCGAGCGCGCCGCATCGATGCGATCTTCGCTGATAAAATCACCCTCGGAAAGATTGTCGAGCAATCCGCGCAAGGCGTGGAACATGTCCGGCGCTGCGGCAAATAGCGTGGCATACGCCCGAGCGGTTCCCGGCAGAGTCTCGCCTCCAGAAAGAACGCTGGGGTGCGTCGAGCCAATTCCGTAGATACCATCTGCGGTCTGGACATCGCAGTTGCAGTTTGGGTCTACGCGCAACGGCGAGAACTTAAACTCCTCGTCCATCTCAATCCTCCTCACCCACTATGGGTTGACTAACTTACGCTGCGATATCCGATGGCGGCAGGCCGAACTCGTCGTTGATCGCTTCAAGCTGCACGACGGGCAGGGTGCGGTCCTCGGTCGGGATCAGTTCGCCGATGATGGGCATGGCTTCGGGCCATTCCTCGGCAAGCCGCTTGGCGGTGCCGAACTGATTGATCGTGCCGAGCGCGCGGGTATAGGCTTGCTTCACCGCGTCATCGAAGGCTTTCGTGGAAAGGCCGAACTCTGCGATACGATCCACAAGCTCCTCGGGAGCGGTTTCATTGTATCGGTCGAAGACGGAGCGGTTTGGCAGGTTCTGCTCCCAGCGCACGAGAGCGTAGATACCGACTGCGTAAGCGCCGATGCCGACCCGCATCCCGCGAGCGTTGATCATGAACTGGTTGGCGGTAGAGAATGCTTTCGGGTGCAGCTTTTCCAGCTTGCCCATCAACGAGCGCGTTGGCGCATCGTAGCGCGCCTCATAGACCGCATCGAACAAGGCGGCGCTTTCCACCAGCAGTTCGTCAGCGCGGCCCTGGTAGCGATGACGGACCAGCGCCTTCGCCATGCGCTCGCGGGTATTCTTGCTAAGCTTCGCCATCGTCTTCCTCCTTCGCCACTGCGGCGATGTCAGGGTTATGCGCTCGGTTTGCGTGGCGTGCAAGCACTATTTTGCGTGGTGTGAAAATAAGCTGATTGCGAGGCGTTGCGCTATGTGCAATAAGGTAGCCATGCAGCTCAAAGATTATCTCGCCCTTCCGGGTCAGACCGCTTCCGATCTAGCCGCCAAGTGCGGTGTATCGGTGTCCACGATCACGCGCGCATCGCTTCGGGAGTATGACCCATCGCTGAGGCTGCTGCGCAAGATTGAACGCCATACGGGCGGGAAGGTCAAGCCTAACGATTTTCTTCCTGAGCCGCCGGTATTGGACCGTCTAGAGCAGGAGCGCTTATAATGGGTAATCAAGAGGTTGTGCGCGACCTTCACCGTAACGTGGAGTGGGTGGCATGATGCACAGTATCGACGCGCGGGCGGTTTGGACTGGCGACAACCAAGAATGTCGTCGCCTATATCGCCAATTCGAAACGACTTTTGGCGGCAGCTTTGAGGCCATTCGTTCCTATTACGGTTGGAAACGGGCGTCGATGCTTCGCGCCCTTCGTCAAGGGAGGCCATCATGATTATCGACATTGAATGCCCGTTCTGCAACGGCGTTGGGAGCGTTCACTCAAGCGGTCGCAATGGCGATCCGATGGATAGCGGCGAAGATTGCCCACGATGCGGAGGCACCGGCTGCGTTGCTCACGATCTGAACGAGGAAGCCGACGATGAGTAAATCGACCATCTCGACTTTCGAACTGTGGCAGCATGGTCCGGACTGCCCTCGCACGTATCCGCGCCTGAGATAGAAAGGATAGAGCATGAGTGAGATTGTAGAGCGAGTCGCGAAGGCCATGCGCGAAGCCGTGATCCGCGATGATGAGGGTGAATTTCCGCGCCTGTTCGACATGTTGGATTTCTCTGGCGAGAACAAGGCCCACACCGTTGTCAACGCTCTGGCGCGAGCAGCTATCGAGGCTCTACGTGAGCCTACGGTTGCGATGCTGGGATTGTCCGAGAAGGCACTATCGTTAACCTGCTCTCCGCTCAACAAATGGCAGTTGGAGATGTCGTGGGCGATCATGATCGACGCTGCACTCTCGAACACCCCACAATGAACCCCATAACCCTTAGAGGGATACCCTTTGAAGAGGGTGTTCTGGTTCCTGTGGAGATTAAGCAGCCCAAGAGGGTGAGTAAATTCCACGATCCCGACAAATGGTACAACGGCTGGAATGGTCGGGTGTATCGCTGGCATAGGAGCGGAAAATGAGCCGCTATTATATCGATTGCGAGTTTGACGGTCACGATGGGCCGCTGCTGAGTATCGCTCTTGTTCGCGAAGATGGGCGCAGCATTCACATCCGCACGAATGCCGAGGTCCGCGATCCGTGGGTCATCGCCAACGTTATTCCGATCATGGGCATGCATCAAGCCACGCTCAACTGGAGGGTGGATGTAAACCACGTCGGTACGGTTATCCGCGAGTTTATCGGCCCTTCCGAACACCCCGTTATTGTCGCTGATAGCCCTGTCGATATTGGCCGATTCTGCGCCGCAATGACGACTTCGCCGACTGGCGGATGGGCATCGGCGGAATACCCGCAGATGACGTTCGAGGTCCACAACGTTGATTGCTACCCAACGACGCTTGAAGGCGCTGTCCAGCATAACGCGTGGTGGGATGCCATGGCGCTTCGGGAGAAACTCAATGGATGACCCCGACAACCTCCTCTGCCTCTCTCAATACATGACAAACACCCTAGAGCGTCGTCAAGAGAGATCAGCCCGTAGTGAGCTGGCATGGAAAGCTGCGGCAAGGGTGCGATCAAGGCAGCTTGCTCGTTGTCTGGAGGCGTTCAATGGCGAAAGGGCCTAAGCCACTCAGGAGCGTCGAGCCGTTCACTCCCGAGATGATTACGGACTCGCTCAAGGCCATGTCCGATGAGAGATTGTCGATCATCACACCGACGCCGTTTCAGACGTGGCCCACTGTGAATATCGTTCCCGGCAACATCATTCGAGAGCTTATCGCAAACGAAAAGGCAAGAAGGAGGAGATTGAAATGATCGATCCAATTGTTCAGGAAATGCTTGATAGCCCCATCCGATCCGGCGCACGCGCCTCCAGCATCAACGTTCATCGCATACCCATCGAACAGCGGGTCACGTACCGCAATATGAAGGGCGAAGAGCGCAAAGCCTATCGCGAAATGCGGAAGGCCGAAAAGGCGCGGCAGATCGATCTTGAGGATGCAATTGCTCGGGTGGTTTCTCGGCCATGACAATCTATCGCTGTAATATGTGGCCTCCGGAATGAGGCCGGAGGACGATTTTCAGGCTATCGTGGTGGCCTATCTTCGTCTGTCGCTGCCCAAGTGCTCGTGGTTCTGCGCGGTGCCCAACGGTAGCGTGCTGGCGGGCGACAAGAAGCGGCGCGGCATGCAGATGAACCGCCTCAAAAAGACCGGTCTCATTGTCGGCGCTCCTGACTTGATCCTATGCCATGACGGACGGTTTTTGGCAATCGAATTGAAGCTGCCAAAGACCAAGCTGACTGACTCTCAGGAGATTGTCGAGGATGCCATTACGCTGGCCGGGGGAGGGTTTGCCGTGTGCAGGTCATTAGATGACGTGAAGCGCCAACTTGGCGAATGGGGAGTGATACATGCCGCCTAGAGTTGAACGCTACCTAGCCGAAGCTGCACGGGCACATGGTGTACCGGTAAGCAGGATGCTGGTTAAGCGGTGTCGCGGTAATCTCTGGACGGCGCGCAAGGAGGTGATGAACCGCCTGCGCTGGCACGATGGATTCTCCAACCCGCAGATCGCATCATGGCTTGGGTTGAATCATACGACCGTGCTTCACGCTACCAGATTGCGGGATGACCGCAACATCGACTTTGCGCGAGAGGTGCGGCTGACCTTGATAAGCGGGGAATGAGATGAAGACCTGTTCAAAATGCTCTATACCACTTGTCCGCTCCAAAACCGGCATGTGCAGGCGTCACGCATCACTTGCCAGATTGAGCCTCCCCGGAGTGCTGGAGCAGCGCACGGAGCGCCTTAAAGCGCGACTAGCTGAACCGGATGTCCGTAAGCGCCTGCTCGCCCGCTGTGCGGCCACCTCACGGGCAAGAATCAACTGGTGCCCACTTGAGTACCGGGATGAGTATCGCAGGCTGGCGGGGTTATTCCCGGCGAAGGATGCGCGGGCTATCATCGAATCTCAGATCGCCGTCGATATGCGGAGATATGAGGCTACCGGTAAGCTGCAACAGGCGGCGCACGGATGACATCTCCCACCGATCCCCTATGGATGCACCTAGCGTCAATCGCCAAGGTCCGCCCCTGCCACGTCTATCATCAACACGCAGCCATGCGAGAGGCTAAGAGCAAGTTTGTTCCCGCTGCCTTCGCAATGTACGCTCAACTCGATCTAAAGCACGTTCTGGCGATCATGGAGGCATTTGAGACGGAAGGGGTGACATTCACCACGACACGCCGGGAAACGGATGCCAGAGCGTCCCGGCTACCGGCAGCATTCGTCATGCCAGACGAGTGGCTCTTGTGGGCACAGACCGAACGGGGCTGGTCGAGAGAAGTATGCGAGACCGAAGCTGTGTGCTTCAAGGATTGGTTTATCGGCAAAGGGACGCGCCATGTTGAATGGCTGGCGGTCTGGCGGGGATGGGTGAGGCGGTCGAAAGTGCCAAACGGGCAACGCGCTCCTGCGCCAAAAACAGTAACTGCGATTCCCACCGATCCAGCGGAATACGTCGCCTACTGCAAGGCGCAGATCGCATCAGCCTCTCAGATACGTAACTTCACTCAGATCAGAATATGGCGGGAGAGGTTGGAGAAGGCAGAGGCTGCGCTTAACGCCAGTTGCTGAAATGCCGCCACGTATCCCGTTCGGCCTTTCGCTCGCGTTCCTCTGCCAGAGCGCGTCCTTTCGGAGTTTTCCAGAAACCCTCGGGCGGTTCACGTCGCGCTTGCGTTTTGCTGTGATCCATGCTTAGTTCCTTGTTGCCCCGCCGAACCATTTTCAGGCTCAAAGCGGGGCAAGCGTTACGGGATTAGGCGTCCCTAGCGCTTGAGCGGATGTGAGAGGACACCCAAGCGATGTCGCAAGAACTACCAAATGTTGGCGAAGGTTGCAAGCGTTGCGATCAATGCGCCCATTGGCTTTCAGAGGATGCCGACCGGCTGTCGAAGCGCGTTGTGGCGCGGCGTTGTGAGGCGATCAAGCCTTATTGGATTATCGAAGCAAAGGCTACTGAGGGGATGATTTATCCCCATCGGCCTGTCGATGAGCCTTTGAGCGGTGATATTCCGCCTGAGCGCGCAGCAAGAATTGAGGCCTACGAAAAAGTCCAAGCCGATGCTCTACGCATGGCCGGGGCCTATGTAGAAGACGGCAGTTCTTATTACGCGGCCCTTCGCACGCAGGCCGATTTTTATTGCGCCCGCTTTGAGCGACGCAAGCCTTAACGTCCCTCCAACCGGCTTTGGAGTGGACGTTGAGCCGTAATCAAGGGTCCAAGTGAGGGTTAGACAGCCGAGCGACATAATCGCGCTCAACAGTGCCGAGCCTCCCTCGCACAGCCTGCTGGTCAATCAGGTAGTTTAAACTGACGGAAGCTGTCGGCAACTTTGCCTGCCCGGAAATAGGGGCAGATCGGTTCCGGCTCCCGATGCGGCATCGCGCTAGGGATAAACTGCGGCCTCGAAACTGGCATAAACGAACTAAGCGACGACGGCAGACGGTCGGCCACTAGCGTCAGGGGAGACGTTAAAACCCATCGCAGTAGATGGCAGGTCTAATCTCAGGATTAGAAACCACCATCGTTAAAGACAGCTCAAAGATGATAGTGACACTGCCACCGGTCTGACTGAGGAACTAGCCCTCAGGTAGGGGCCACTAGAGGCGGAACCCGAATTATGTCCAGATTACATTGAGTTATCACATATAACGGAGAAGGTGAAATGAGCAGCGCAGCAAAAGCGCCGATTCCCGAAACGAGGGAGGGTCTACTGGCGCAGAACCGGGCCTATCGTACGCTGTGCGCCTCGCTGGAGGCCCAGATGGCAATTCTCACCGAGAAGGGTAGAGAATACCACGAAGCCGTAACAACGCTGGATAGCGAGCGAGCGGCCAATGCGCGGCTGACCGATGAGGTTGAAAGTCTGCGGTGGTGGGCCTTTAATCATGTGGACTGCTTGTTGCTTTATGCGACCAGCTACCCAAACGATAGTCATGCGAGAGACGCGGTTGCCTTTGCCCATCTCATCGCACCGGAGCGCACTTTGCGCATTGGGAACCAGATTAAGAGCGCAGGACACCACCCTGCAGCGCACAGGCTCGGACATACCCGTGCGTCAGCGATTGAAGCCCGTAAGGGGCAAGACGGCGAAGCTGGCTTGATCGCAGACGAAAGCGCGGTGCCGCAGGCAGACGCCGAAAGGACAGTATCATGACCCTAATCCACAAAGTAACCTCCTCTATCCTAGACGAGCCTATAGAGGGACTAGGAACCTTACGTGAGGGGATGAGAGCACAATTCACGGAGGAAGAGAACGCCAAGCTGAGCGACGAGGATATGAACCGCTTGCTGGCTCCGTGGGGTATGGCGGCGCTAAAGGTCATTGCTCCCGATGCGTACAAGCACGGCTTCCATCTTGGCGCTGCACAGGAGCGAAAGGACGGGACGCCCTATCCCTTCCTCCCGTGGGATCATCGGGATTGCTATGGCGCATGGATAACCAAGGCAATGGAGGAAGAGTGAAATAAACTCACAAACCCTGTTGACAGCGGATAATCCCTCAGGCACAACCTAACTCACAGAGCCGCTACGGCTCGCCACGCAGGAGCAAGCAAATGACCACCGCCCACATCACGCACTACACCGTCACCAACCGCATCACCGGCAAGGTTACGGAGTACAAGACGAGTGCCGCAGCAAGCCGCGCGGTGGATCGGATGGACAACGCCTACGGCTCGTACATCTGCACCCGCAAGGCCCACTGGAGTGATGCGGCATGAATCAGCATCTTTTCACCAACATGGTCCGCAGCCTGTTCAACATCGACGGCTACCTACTGCCCGAACTTTCTGCTGAGCATCGGGCGCAGTTTCTTCGCGATCCTGTGCGGTATTACATCAGCACGGACAAGGCGCAGCAGGACGCTATTTTCCGCGAAGTCATGAAGAGGCAAGCGACATGAGTGCGCCACAGGCCCCCGGCTATTATTGGGCAAAGCTTAAGACGCCTTCTGGCGGCTACCTGTATTCCGAATGCCTGAAAGGCACTGCGCATCAGGGAATTAGGATCGAGCCAGAAGGCGATAGCTGGGCGTCGGGCGATTGGGAAATCGTCATGGTCAGCGAAAATGTGATGGGAGGCTATGACCCGAATGACGATGAGTCGTTATCGGTTCAAGTGTTCGGCATTCCCGTGACACAGTGGCCCCAAGATTTCTTTTGGGGGCCGCTTGTCAGTGAGCAGCCGCCCCGATGAACATCAAAACCGCCCGCAAGAGACTAGGCATGAGCCTAAGCGAGTTCGCCGATATACACGGCGTAACCCCTCTTGCGGTACGGAGGTGGGAATACCCCATCGATAGCAAGAACCATCGCACACCGCGCCCGTCCGTAGTGAAGCTAACGCAATTCCACTTGGACCGGCTCAACCCCACAGGGGAGAAGTAAGATGACCGAGGAAACCGACTGGGAAGTAATCGAGATCGCTCGAAAGCTAAGCGGCCCTGAGAAGCGCGTCTTGCGCCAGCTTCGTGAAGATGGAAAAGGCAACTACGATCCAAGCCTAACCCGCGCCCGCAAATCACTTGAGGCTAAAGGCCTTGCAGATGGCCAGATGCAGCTCGGTTTTGGCCGCACGATGTTGGCCTGTGTTCAGCATCCTACCGAGCTAGGCCTGAAGGTCCAGCGATATATCGGAGGCTCGGCATGACCAACACTCCTCAATGGATAGAATGGAACGGTGGGGAATGCCCTGTCGATCCTGAGGCGCTGGTCGAGGTTGAGTGCCGCGATGGGTATGAGGAGACCGACAACGCGGGTAAATTCGGCCAAAGCTGGAATTGGTGGGAGTATACTCCTGCCCCCTACGCCAAAACTGGGTACGGCTACCAGCACGCCGACATTGTGCGTTACCGCGTCATCTCGCAAGGGATTGAAGCGGGAACCGATGAGACGCCGAAGGTGGCTCAGTCCGAAGGACGAAAGCCCGGTTCTCCGGCTACGGAGAATGCGCCGCAGCCTACTGATATCGCGACCAATATCGACCATATAGAGAAACTGCTGGCGGAAGCGACGCCGGGGCCTTGGATTGCCGCCGCAAAGCCATCTACGGTTGTTGGCTGGCCGGTTGTCGCTTCATCGGGACGATCAATCGCAAGCCTCAACTACGTGCACCATTCGGCAATCGATCCGAAGGTGCCGGGTGACGATGCCTTCAACCGCGAAAGCGCCGCCAACGCAGCCCTTATCTCGGAACTCCGCAACCAAGCCCCCACCCTAATAGCTGAAATCCGCCAGCTACGAGAGGGGCTGGAGCAGATCGCTGGCAACAACTGGAAGGACCAGTCGCGCGCTCGACACGTCGCCCGCGCCCTCCTCTCCCCCACCAAGGGTAAGATGGGAGAGGGGAAGTGAGCCGTCTCGATTACACCGATATTGGCGACATGGCCGCATGGGCGCGCGCCAAGATGATCCACGGCCCCGACTTCGTGATCGGCGATCCGGCCTATCTGCGGCGTTGGTGGATCGTTCCGCGCAATGAGTTCCAGAACGTCTATCTGCACGAAATCCTGCGCGATGACGACGACCGCGCGCTGCACGATCATCCGTGGGATAACGTCTCGCTTCTGCTTGCCGGGGCATACCGCGAAATCACGCCGGATGGAACGTTTCTCCGTGAGGCTGGCGCGCTGATTCATCGGAGGGCGACGGACAGCCATCGCCTTGAACTGGTTGGCGGCAAGCCCTGCATCTCGCTGTTTTTCCCTGGCCCGAAGGTTCGCGATTGGGGCTTCCATTGCCCGCAAGGATTCGTGTCGTGGCAGGACTTCACTGCTGGCGCGCATGGCGAACTGATCGGTCGCGGATGCGGCGAACACGAGACCACCCCTCAAGGTAAGATGGAGGCTGATCGTGGGTGATCTGAACGAACTGGCGGCTCGGTGTGAGTCTGCGACGGGTCCGGATCGCGAACTTGATGCGGCCATCTTGCAAAGCGCTTACGTGCTGAGGCGTGGGCAGCGAGGTGATCTCGGTCCGCATTACACCGCCTCCATCGACGCAGCAATGACGCTGGTTCACGCCGACATGCGCGACGAGATCGAAATCACGACGCTCTATCGGGTCGCGCGCGTCACGATCAACATGAACCACGGTGCGGACGGCTACCCTTTCTACGGCGAAAACGCCTGCAACAGCATCCCACTGGCGATCTGCGCAGCGGCCCTGAAGGCCCGTGCCCACCAAGGAACTCCATCATGACCGATGTAGCTGAGATAGTCGCAAGCCTCACGAAGGCGCAGCGGGCGGCGTTAGTGGATAACGACAACTGGACGATGGACGATCTGGCACGAGACAAGCCGGGGATCGCTCGCCAGTTGCACGCTCTCTGTCTGACCTATGTGGAGCTAGCGCCCCTCGGCCAGCAAGTAGCCTCCCATCTCCGCAAGGAGGGTGGGGCATCATGAGCGAGGATAATGGCGCTTCCGTACCGGACCGGGCTTTCGTGCCTTCGGCATCGAGCCAGCAAGCTGTCTCGCCCGTCCCGGCTTCAATCCCTAGCGCGGATGTGATTGCGGAAATCATCGCCCACCTTGGCGCGGCGGTCATGCAGTCGGTTTCCAGCGACGATCAGATCATCATGAGTCACGTGCGTAGCGCGCTTGAACTGGCGCATCTTCTCAGGAGGGCGAAATGAAAGTTGGACGGGCAATCCGCGACACCCGCAACGTCGTTCGCCGTTGGTGGTGGATGGCGCGCGGTGAGAGGCAGCGCATCATCGAAGAGCGCGACCAATACAAGGCGTCGAGCGAACTCCGCTTTCGGCAGATGGTCGAGTATCGGGATGCTGTTTACACCTTGAAGGTCGAACATCGCGGCGCATCGGTGGACGTGCTGCGTGCTGTAGCTGACCGGATCGATTGCGAACCGGGATGCGCGCGCGTCAGTCCCATGGACTGGACCACCGGTGTTTCCGAGTGCCCCCTGTCCGACAGGGGAGAGTGCCCGTTCGATGATGCTTGCCAGCTTCGCGAACTAGCGGCGGCTCTCGAAACTCACGCGTCAGCGATCGAAGCGCGAAGCGATGCGACCGGAACGGGCGCAGCCGTAGGCGAGAGCGCGGTGGCGCAGCCAGACGCCCAAACTCCATCTGGAGACCCCTCATGACCAACACCCTTCCCGAAACGGTAGAAGTGAACCAGACGGATCGTGATGCTGCGGCTGGCCTGTACTCGTATTTCCGCGATCCTGACTATGCGGGTTGGATTCGCGCGGGAACCAATGCGGGCGGCGATTACGACTGGGTGATCCTGCTTCTCGCCCGTCACCGTCAACAAGCAGTAGCGGAAGAGCGGGCAACTGAATGGACCGATCAGGCCGTCATCGAATTTTGCGAGAATTGGGCATCGCCTAGCGGGCTTTCCCAAATACTGCGCTTCGCACGCATGGCTGAGATCATCCGCACCCCTTCCACCGCATCGAGCGAGCAGGAAACCCCAGCATGAAATCCCCCCACAATGCGTCAGAAGCGCGGGCACTGATCGAGCGATTTCGGGACGGCGAACCTCTCGGGGACGATTTCGACACGGCGGCAGACCTGATCGAAGCCAGTCTCGCCGAAACCCCGGCCCCGCCATCCACGGCATCCAGCGAAGGGGTGATGCTGTCCGATGCTGCGATTATCGCGGCGATCAAGGTATCAGCGTGGCCCAACACCGTGCCGCCTACCCGCGACTTCCGCTTTAACCCGATACAGGACACGGAGCGGGCGTACTGGACAGCGGTTCGCGCCGCCCTCTCCCATCCCCATCCGTCCGGTGGGGTGGAAGCGGCTCCCCTTGGCTGGATCGTCGGTTCCGGCGACGGTAAGCGGTGGCGCACTTGGTCGGACGGCATGAGCGATTGGACCGCCGACCGCGAACAGGCGACCCGTTATGCTCGCCGTGAGGACGCGGAAGCGGTCCACCGCGAAGACGAAGATGCGTGGACCATCGTGCCTTATGCCGCCACCCCCTCCGATCCTTCGGGGGAAGTCGAGCGGGTGGCGGGAGTGTTCGTGCCAGCCTTGGACCCGTACGCTCGGGATGAGGATCATCCGCTGTTCGCGCCCCTGATTGCCGTGCGTGCACGGGCGGCTGCGAACTTCACCCCGGCCTTCGAAGGCGCAAAGGGTGAGGCCTATGATCGGGCCGTTCTAGATTGCCTGTCCGCGCTCAAAGGCGCTTTCGAAGTTCTTTCCGAGCAGCCCCTGTGGACGAACGGAATGTACCTCATGCTCACCGACACGACTGGTTGGGCATCTGATACCTACCCGTTGCCGGATGCTGACGATAGGCGCGTTCAGGAAGCAACGGTCAAACTCGGCAGAAACATGGTCGAGCGCTCGGGCATACCCCGCGATGCGCCCCCTGAAGAGGCTATCGCAATAGTCACCCGCACCACAACGAACGGGGATGCAGGCAAATGACCACCCCAGATGAAGCGCTGATCGCGGAGCTGCGCACCCTGTGCGACACGTCATTGGTGTCGGGCATCCCGCACACCGCGCGCCGTGCCATGCTTCGCGCCGCTGAAGCCCTCTCCCGTCCCACCGTCCCTGATAGGGAGGGGATCATTGAGGAGCGCGCGCGAGCGGCTGAGATAGAGCGCGTCAAATCTCGGCACTACGAGTGCTTCATGGAGGACCATGAGCCACAGCGGTGGTCGCCGGGGCGCTGCGCTGGGTACGCTGGACGGGGATCGCTCGTACTGCACCTGTTTCGCTGCAAACGCCGAGATGGCCACGGGCTTGGCGGGCTGTTTTGCGTTCAGCACTCCAAGACGGGAGGCTTCTGATGCCCCGCACCGAGCGCAAACTTACCCTTTATCGCGACGATAGCACGTCTCAGGTCGCCTACGACCGCGTGAAGGCGTGGTTTTGGACGGCAGGCAACACCGTCCTCGTTATCAGCCGCTACGACGGCCCTGAGGGCGAGGCGCATCACTACATCCACTGGCCTCGCGAGCCGTTCTGTTGGTTCAAGGATCAGCCCGCATGACCACCATTCCACAAGTTGCGGCGGGGCTGACGAAGGACCTCACCATCCCAGTGAAGGGTGTCTATTTCGACCAGATCGCGAGCGGCGAAAAGCTGGAGGAATACCGGCTCGTCACGCCGTACTGGATCAAGCGCCTGCGCAACCGGTCCTATCGCCATGTCGTGCTGACGCGAGGCTATCCGAAGGCTGGTGGCGTCGAGGGCGTGACCCGGCTGACCCGGCAATATCGCGGCGAGATGATCCGCACGATCACACACCCGCATTTCGGGCCGAACCCCGAGCTGGTTTACGCGATCGACGTTTCGCATCCCGCCCTCATCAACGAAGGAATATCCCATGGGTGAGCCGAAGCACCTGCCGTGTCCTCACCAGATTGGTGACCTCGTATTCTGCAAATCACATTTGCTGCCCATGGCCTACGCGGCGGATTGGCGGGACGTTGAAGCGCATGTCGTCGCGATCCGGTACGCGCCCGAGATGATGGGCGGTTACGACATCACCATATCGGAGAAATGGCCTCCGGTCTGCAATGGCGATCTGGTCGATGGCTGGGAAGTCTCGCACCTCGAAAACCTCACCCGTCCAACTCCCGAGCATAGCACCAGCTTGGTGGAGGACGAGGCGATTGAAGCCGCGATCAAGGTCGGCCAGCCTGACGGCGATTTTCACCGCTACCCTGTCGCGGACACTGAACGCACCTACTGGAACGCGGTCGCCGAAGCTCTCCGCGCCTCCTCTGGTACAGTCCTGATGGATCGACCTGAGGATGGGCGCTGTCCTTCGGACCCGGGCTCTACCCCTTCGGGCGAAGCCCCTGCGGGTCTTGTCGGCTCCGCCGGTACGATCCCTAGCGCGGACATTCCGGATGATATCCGCGAGATCGTGCTGAAGGTCGGCATTGCGGAGTGGGGCCAGACCGAGGCGTTCGACGCTGACGGCCACGCAAACCATGTCGCGGAGAGCGTCAAGCTGACCACCGCCTATTTCGACCAGAGCGGCCCGCAGCATATGCACGGCCTCTACATCGAAGGCAGCGGAACCGTGATCTGCCACACTGGCACGAGTCCGAATAGCCCGCAGATCGCGCGCGCTCTGACTGGCGCATGGAACTGGCTGCACGAGCAAGCGTCAGCGATTGAAGCGCGAAGCGGCGAGACACGCAGTGGCTCGACCGAAGGCGAAAGCGCGGTGCCCAACGGGCAGACGCCCACCCCTGCCAGCAAGGACACCACCCATGAATGAAGGGCTACTGGAACGGCTGCGGTCGAAGCGGGTGATTCAGGTCCCAGAGCAGGGATGGTCTCGCCCAGTTACCGTCCCGCGCAACCCCGACGGCGACGAAGCAGCCACCGAGATCGAACGTCTATCCTTGCTTGTTGAGGAGGCGTTCAAAGAGGGTCTTGAGGTCGGTTATGCCTGCGGTCGGGCCGGAGAGGTGCCTGACATTCGGGCATGGGATTGCTCGGACGCCCACACCGTACGCACCAACCCTTGCACACCCTCCCCTCCAAAGGTATAAGGAATGAGTATGGAGAACTGGCGGACAGATTGGGCAATCCGGCAAGAGATGCGGCATATCCGCACGTTCTCTTGTGGCGTTCTGATTCTCGCAGCCGGAGCCTTGTTTACGGCCATCTGCAACTACCATGGCAACACGGCGCATTGGTGGGAAAGCGCCCTTAGTGCGGGATTGCTATTCACGGTCTCTGGCGCTCTGTGGCTGCTTGCCCCAAGGATGGCAGAATCCACGCGTGACTTCCACGATAGCCAGAGCCGGGGTAGAAACTCATGATCACCATCAAACTGGCCCTCATCCTCTTTGCTCTGATAGCCTTTCTACTGGCTACCTTCAACGCACCCACCCGCATAAACCTGATAGCCCTAGGTCTTTCCTTCGCAACCGCAGCATGGCTATTGAGTGAGATGAGCGTAGTGGCATGAGTCCGTTCAAAGCGCTCCTGCTGGCATCGACCGCTCTGCGCCCATTTGGGATAATGAGATAACGTGAACAAACTTCCTGCTGGATTGGCCGTAACGGCGGAAAGAAAGTACGCAGCTATCGCGTATAGCATGGAGTTCCCGGACCGTAAGGTTCTGGCTTACGTTAGGACGGATGGGCGAGAGCGCATGGTTCCATTCAGCGGTGACAGCCCCGACATCATTAATATGGCGGCCCGTACCGCATTGGACGACAGCCCGATGTCGCCCGAAGACGTACGCGAGGTGACAAGTGGCAACGCCTGAAGAGGTCCTCGAAAGCCTGAGAGATACAGGTAACCTATCCAAGTCCTGCCGAGAGACGGGAATGGATAAGGCTACGTTCCTGCGATGGGTGGATAAGGACGCAGAGAACGCAAACCAGTACGCGCGCGCGAAAGAGGTTGGCCTTGATGCTGAAGCTGATCGTGGCATGGAAGAGGCCCTAACGGCAGAAGACGCGGGCCTTGGCCGCCTCGCGTTAGATGCCCGCAAGTGGTATCTCTCCAAGCTGATGCCCAAGAAGTACGGCGACAAAACGTTAGTTGGTTCCGACCCTGAGAACCCGCTACCGACTGGCTTTCAGGTCAATCTCGTGAAGGCGGGCGGCGGTGATGCCAGTTAAGAAGGGGGACCGAGTGCAAATCCCTAATGACGGGATGGGGAGGCCCGTTTTGGAGTTTGACAAGCAAACGCGGAGCTACACAGAGCAACTGCAATGGTTTGAGGTAGTGTCTGTGGCGTCCAGCAAGATCGAACTTAAGCCAGTGTGGCCCGATGCTAGCTCAGGTTGACCTCCCCGAGTACGCCGCCGATCTGTGGGAGCCATTCCGGCATCTGGCATGGCACGGAGGGCGTGGCCCCGGTAAATCCCGCTCGGTGGCAACTGGCCTCGTCATTCAGGCCGTAGAGCGGCATGAGCGGGTGTTGTGTGGCCGAGAGGTGCAGAAGAGCATCAAGGACTCTGTGAAGCGCCTGCTTGATGACGAGATTGATCGTCTGGGGCTGCGGTCTGCGTTCGACAGCACCGAGACTGAGATACGTGGACCTAACGATAGCCTGTTCCTGTTCTCAGGCGTGAAGGGCAATGCTAACGGCATCAAGTCGATTGAGGGCATCACCACGTTTTGGGGCGAAGAGGCGCAAGCGTTCTGTCAATCCAGCCTTGATACGATTGTCCCGACGATCCGCGCGCCTAACTCCCGGATGATATGGACGTGGAACCCGGACCTAGAGACCGATCCCATTGACGTGATGTTTCGCAGCGAGGCCGGTCCGCCTCCCCGGTCTATCGTGCGCGAGGTGAACTACATGGACAACCCGTGGTTCCCGGACGTGCTGCGAGAGTCGATGGAGTATGACCGTGGGCGGGACATCGACAAGTACAATCACGTATGGCTCGGCCAGTATCGGCAGAACAGCGAAGCGCGGGTGTTCAAGAACTGGCGCGTCGAGGCGTTCGACAGCCCGGCTAACGTTGAGTACCGGCAGGGCGCTGACTTCGGGTATAGCATTGATCCAAGCTGCATGGTGCGTTGCTGGATCGATGGACGTCAGTTGTTCGTGGACTATGAGGCGTGGGGCCTGCACGTGGAGATTAACAACCTCCCACAGTTGTTCATGGGCATACCGGGGGCTGAGAAGTGGTGGACCACGGCGGACAGCTCGCGCCCTGAGACGATCAGCTATCTGCGCAATCATGGCATGCCGAACATGCGACCAGCCATCAAGGGCGCTCGTTCGGTAGAGGAGGGCGTGGAGTTCCTGAAGTCATTCGATATCGTGGTGCATCCACGGTGCGAACGGACTATCGCGGAGCTTACCCACTACAGTTACAAGACCGACAGTATGACCGGTGACGTGCTTCCGATGCTGGAGGACAAGGATAACCACCTGATCGACAGCTTGCGGTATGCGTGTGAGGGGGCGCGCCGCGCTATCAAGGTTTCTCCTCGCGCTAACTTCGTAATACCTAGCACCGCCTCTGCTTTCCGCAGATAGTTGCGCCCCTCCCATCTCTAGGATATGCTAAGCCATGATCTTCCTCATCTCCACCGGCACCGAGCCTAGGCCCTATGGCATCACGCTTGAGATGAGAGATGGCAAGTGGGTGAGCATCCTCGATGCCTAAAGCGCCTTACGCAGAATCCGATCTTGATACGGACGGAGGTCAAGTCGTCGAGTTCGAAGAGACGGGCAACACGCTTGAGGATGTGTGGGATCGCGCGCTAACCCGCTTCGATGCCGTTGCCATGCCGCAGCAGGAATTGCGCGCACAGTCGCTTGAGGCTCGACGGTTCGTCACCATCCCCGGTGCGATGTGGGAAGGCCCATGGGGATACCAGTGGGAGAACGCTCCCCGCCCTGAAGTGGACAAAATCACCAAGAGCCTTGAGAAGATCGAGCTGGACTATCGCGAGAACCGCCTGACGGTGGACTTCGTGCCAGCTGACGACACGGCTGACGAAGATACGGCTGAGATGCTGGACGGCATGCACCGTGCCGACAGCTATCACTTCAAGGCGCAGCAGGGCCGGGACAATGCGTTTCAGGAGGCCATCCGAGGGGGCTTCGGTGCCTATCGTTTGCTGACTGACTATGCTGACCCTTATGACCCGAGTTCCGATGCGCAGCGCATCAATCCGGCGATGTCGATCGTGGATGCAGACCAGAGCGTCTATTTCTACGGCGGCATCCTGTATGACAAGTCCGACGCTGAAGCTGCGTTCGTCATCACGCGTGACTTGAGGGCGATTGCCGAGCAGAAGTGGGGCGCGGATAACTGCGTTGCATGGCCGCTGACCAACTGGAAGTTCGCATGGGACTGGTACACTCCCGATGTTGTCGCGACTGCTGAGTATTACGAGGTTGAGGACAAGAAGGATAAGCTGATTATCCTGAGCAATCCCCTGACCGAGGAAGAGCAGCGGTTTTTCCAGTCGGAGATTGAACCCTCGGACATTGCCGATCTGGTCGCGCAGGGATGGGAGAAGACGACCCGCACGTTCAAGCGCAAGCGCATCCACAAGTATATCCTAAACGGCACCAAGGTGCTGAAGGACTGCGGGTATATCGCAGGCGACAGCATCCCGATTGTCCCGGTCTATGGGCGTCGGGACTGGGTCGATAACATGGAGCGCTGGCGCGGTCACGTTGGCAAGAAGATGGACCGCCAGCGGATTTACAACGCATCGGTGGCCAAGGTTGTCGAGACGCAGGCACTTGCTCCGTATCCTGTTCCGATCCTCTATGCCGAGCAGCTTGCCGGTTCGGTGCAGGATGGGGATGGCGCGACGATCAGCCTTGCCGAGCATTGGGCGCAGGGCAACATCGCGCGCACGCCGTTCCGCATCATCCTCCCGATGTACAATCCAGACGGCACGCTTGCGGTAAACGGGCCTATCGGGAACATCGAACCGCCACAGGTCCAGCCCGGAACGGCGGCATTGCTCCAGATTACCAGTGCCGATCTTACCGACGACGACCAGAACGCAGACGAGGTGCGGGCTAACGTATCTGCGGACGCGATGGACATCGCCGCTGCTCGGGTTGATGCGAAGTCGGGCATCTATCTGGACAACATGCGCCAGAGCATCCAGCGTGAGGCAGAGATTTACCTCGGGATGGCTCGCGAGATTTATTACGAGCCGGGGCGCAAGGTCGAGACCCTGACGATGGATGGCAAGGACGGTATGTCCACGCTTGCCGAGCCGGTAATGGACAAGAACAAGGTGTTCCGCATTCGGAATGACCTGACGCGAGGCCGCTACAAGGTTGTCGCCGATGTTCAGGAGTCCACGACTACCAAGCGACAGAAGGCAGTCCGGGAGTCGCTCCAGATCGCAGAGGTTGCCACGAAGGCAGGCGATCAGGCGCTATCTCAGGCGGCTATCCTAACGGCGGTGATGAATCAGGACGGTGAGGGCATGCAGGATATGCAGGCGTTTGCCCGCAATCGGGCCATTGGTATCGGTCTGGTCAAGCCGACCCCCGAAGAGCAAGCGCAGTTGGCGCAGGAGGCTGAGAAGCAGCAGGAACCGAGCGCTGCGGATAAGGCATTGGCGGCACAGGCCGACGAACTGGCGAGCAAGGCACTGGTCAATCAGTCCAGCGTCAAGGTCAACGAGGCCAAGGCTGTCGAGACGCTGGCCAATGCGCAGCTCAAGACCGCGCAGGCTGAGGCTGTGGGCGGGCCGGTAAGCGAGCCGGAGACACCAACTGGCCTGCATTCGGTGGAAGTGGAAGAGAAGCTGGCGAGCGCAGAACTGAAGCGCGCACAAGCCGAGAATATCCGCCACGAAATCCCGATGAAGCGGGCACGAACGGCGCATGAGATCGATATCCAGCGTCGTCAGCAGGGATTGGCAGAGCGCGAGCCTAGGGGTGAGGCGTGAAGCTAGCCGAAGTCCACACGCTGTACGAATCCAACGCAGCGCAAATCCCAGAGATGTTGCGCACAGCGGCAGATAGCATCGAGACGGAGGAGTCTGAGGGATTTGACCCTACCCGTGCCGTGGTCGCGGTTCAGATCGGAGAGAATGGCAATGTCCGCGTGTATGGATGGGGCAAGACGGACACCATGGATAGCATAGCGCTTCTGCATCTAGGAGCAGCGCAATTGACTAACAGCCTTCTGGAATAGCCCGACCGCCGGGGCTTAATCACGGGCGAGCAAAGGAGTGAACATGGCTGACGAAAACGAACCGCTGGGCGACGAAACGATTGTCGATCTTACGGGTGATGAGCAGGACCAAGATCAGGCTACTGCGAACGATAACGAGGGCGGTGCCGATGAAGGCGTGGATGAGTTCTCTATCGAAATCGACGGCGAGGAAGCGCAGGACGAGCCGGACCTAGTCAAGAAGCTGCGCAACGAAATCCGCGAGCGTGATCGTGAACTGGCCGAACGTCGCAAGGCCGACGCGCCGAAGATCGAACTCGGCCCCAAGCCCAAGATGGACGATCCTGACGTTGACTTTGACGAGGATGTCCTATCTGACAAGATGGAAGCGTGGCTGCGCCAGAAGCAGGCCGCTGACAATCAGGAAGCTGAAGTCACCCGAGCAGCGGAAACCAAGAAGACCGAGTTCAACACCGCCCTTGCCAGCCATCAGGCCAAAGCCGCCGCACTGCCGGTCAAGGACTTCCAAGAGGCGCAGGAGGCAGTAATTTCGACTCTTCCGGTGGGTTTGCAGTCGGCTATCGTTCTGTACTCTGAGGATTCGGCCAAGCTGACCTATGCACTCGGCAAACACCCGGCCAAGATGGAAGCAATCGCGAAAGAGCCTGATTTCATCAAGGCGCTGTTTATGCTGAAAGACCTCGAAAGGAACCTTAAGGTGACCACTCGCAGAAAGCCCCCCGCGCCTGAGGCTGAGACGATCCAGCGGGGCACTGCTTCGGCTACCCCGGCCAAGACCGACGCCCATCTGGAGCGGCTTGAGCAGGCCGCAGCCAAGTCAGGCGACCGTTCAAAGGTTGTGGCATACAAGGCAACGCTCCGGGGCAAGTAAGCCCTATTGCACGCTTGGGCTGGATAGCGTATCAGTCCAGCCCAAGCCCACCAGTGACCTCCGACTGTTGACGGGAGAGTAACGGCTCTGAGCATCAAGCTCGCAGTTACTCAACACGTCATAGGAGGCCATCTTGGCTAACAATTTCTCCAAGAACGAAGTCGTCGCATTCGACAACATGCTGGCGAGCTTCGAAGACCTGATCGTCATCGCCCGCGAGGCAGAAGTTTTCAACATCGGTAGCCCGGTCCAGTCGCAGCGCATGAGCGACAAGATTTGGCGTCCGATGCCGTACATCCCGGCTGTCTATGACGGCTTCGATCAGTCGGCCAACTTCGGCGACATCACGCAGCTTTCGGTCCCGGTAACCATCGGCCAGCACAAGGTCGCAAACGGCAAGATGTCGTCCAAGGACATGCGCGATCCGCTCCAGCTTCAGCGCTATTTCGACGGCGCGAAGAAGACGCTGGCTTCGGCGGTGAATCAGTCGGTGTTTACCACTGTCGTGAACAACGCTTCACTGGTGAGTAAGCGCACCGTCGCGGCTTCGGGCTTTGCCGATCTGGCCGCTGCTGGCGCGATCATGACCGAGCAGGGCGTTCCGATGGATGACCGCAAGGCGTTCTATTCGTCGCGCGATTACCTGACGATGGCAGAGAACATCGCCAAGCCGCAGACCTCGGACAGCCCGCTCAACCGCACCGCATACGAGCGCGCGTATATCAAGACCGTGGGCAACTTCGACCTGTTCGAAAACGACCAGTCGCGCCCGCTCGCAGCAGCCACGGCAACCGGCGTGACGATCACCAACACGCTGCCGCTGTTCTACACCCCGGTCGGTTCGACCGTGGATGCGGACGGCAACACGACCAATATCGACAACCGTTACCAGACGATTTCGATTGGCGTCACGACTTCGACCGTCAAGGTGGGCGATGCCTTCACTATCGCTGGCGTAAACTCGATCCACCACATTTCGAAGGCGGATACGGGCCAGCTCAAGACCTTCCGCGTTGTGGCAATCGTCACTGGCGCAGGCGGCACCGGCACGATCAAGATTACGCCGCCGATCATCTCGAACGGCGGCGGCACGAAGGCTGAGCTGGAATACAAGAACGTTTCGGCCACTCCGACCAACGGCGCGGTCATCACGTTCCTGAACACCGTCACCGCCAATATGAATCCGTTCTTCGTCAAGGGTGCGGTGGAACTGCTTCCGGGTACGTTCGCGGTCGATGCTGAAGACGGTTGGGAAGTGATGCGCGCCACGACTCCGGTGCTGGGCCTCCCGGTCACCTATACCCGGCAGGGTGCGATCAACGACCTTAGCGTCAAGTTCCGTTTCGATATCGATTACGGCACCGCGCTGCTCAATACCGAGATGGCCGGGGTGCAGTTGTTCAATCAGGTATAGGACTATTGAATTAAACCAGCATCTAGGGTATCTAAGGGTCTCAACCAAGGAGACTTTGGATGCTGGTTTATCAACTGACTTTCGCCAACGGCAAACGCTACATCGGACAGACGGTTAAGATGCTCACTACGCGGATCACGGCACACAAGGCGCAGGTAACGGCGGGAAGCCAGTTGCCGGTGCATTGTGCGTGGCGCAAGCATGGTGAGCCAACCGTCGAGGTTCTGGAGCGTTGCGGCACAGTGGCCGAACTTCACGCGGCAGAACGCCGCTGGATCGCAGAGCGCGGCGTCATTTCGCCGGGTGGTTACAATGTGACAGAAGGCGGTGATACAGCACCCTCCAAGGACCCCAAGGTTGCGGCCAAGATCGCTGCCAAGGCGACGGGCCGTAGGGCGAGCGAAGAAACGCGCGCTAAAATAGCTGCGGCATCCGCTGCGCGCTGGAGTGATCCTGAATACCGAGCTAAGGTCGCGGCTGGTGTCGATGCATCGTGGACCCCTGAGCGCAGGGCTAATATGGCAGAGAAGTCCCGCGCTCGCATGATTGGCAACGCGCATAGCAAGGAGACGATTGCCAAGATCACGGCGCGGGCACGCAATATGTCGCCCGAAACAAGGGCTAAAATGAGCGCAGCGGCTAAGGTGCGAAAGCATGAGCCGAGAACCGCTGCCCACTGTGCGAGCATTGCCACTGCCGTTGCTAATTCGTGGCAGGACCCTGAAATCCGTGCCAAGCGTTCAGCCGCTATCCGCGAAGGACATCGGCTGCGGAAACTGAGACTCCAAGGAGAGAACGAATGACCGAAAAGATTCACACCCCCGACCCGCTGCCCGATCTGACCGCCAAGGAAGCCGATGAGGCCCGCCGCGAAGGCGCGAAGGAATACATCAAGGAAGGTGCCAAGCTCACGATGGGCGCGGATACCGGCACCGATGGCGACAAGGACAAGTCGGCTCAGGCGCAGAGCAAGCGCGTACCCGCCGACCTGAACACCACCTTCATTGCCGACTTCCTGCTTCTGGGTGTCGATGCTTTCGAAGACCGAGTAGCCGAAAAGTCGAAAGACCCGCTTGATGAGAATATCATCAAGGGCCTCCTCGCTCTGGAGCGCAACGGCCAGAACCGCACGCCTTATGTGCAGGCCCTGTGCAAGCGCCTCAAGGTGAAGTCGCCTTACGAGGTGACCGATGGCGGTCCGGGCTTCACCAATGACGTGACTGCGGTGACTGCCCTGTAATATGGGCGACGGAGAATATCCGAAGGCGATCTATCGTGACGGCGGCGCTGCGTTGGTATGGGGTGAACCCATCGAGACGAGCGCCGTCGATACGCGGGAAGAGTTGATGGGGGCGCTTGCGGACGGCTGGCGTCTCCATCCTCTCATTCGCGATGTGCATCCGCTGGACCATGATGGTGATGGGGAAAAGGGCGGCTCGCTTCCAAGGCGGCGCGGACGCCCACCGAAGAACAGGAACGAATAATGCCGATCACCTATCATAGCGGCCCTCGCGGCGAACCGGGCTTCCTGATTTCCATCACGGGAGTGGATGGCGTTGCGCGCGGGACCGTTATCCCCGCCTATGTTCCGGTTGACGCGACAGGTAGCGTGATTTCTGGAGGTGGCGGTGGTGCCGTCACGATTGCTAACAGCGCAGACGTTGCAGGCGGCGCGACCACCGATGCAGCGTATACTGATGCAACTGGAGCAGCAGCAGGCACGCGTAATGCACTGCTGAAGGGCCTTTACGTCTCCATGCGAGGCACGGGGGTAAACTCCCAGAATGTGCAGGGCGGCGTTGTTCAGGCATCCACCACTGCGGTCAACCTTCTTCCCACTGCGTACTATGCCAGCGCGACGATCCCGACAGCCGTGACGGCGGGTCAATGGACCCGGCCTTGGGCTGGCCTTTCGGGTCAAACGATCATCGGAACGGGTAGCGTAACTGCAGCTCCTGCCTCGACTTCCCCAGCATCCAATCTCCTCATGGATTCGTCGGGCAGCGGACGGCCAACCGGCGTCACGAATTACGTAAGCGATGGCGTTGCAACCCTGAACCCCATGCGTGGTGACACCAACGCCGTCTCAATGCAGCCCGCGCTTTCTTCTGCATTCTGGAGTTATGCAGCCGCAGCTTCGGGAATCCTGAACACCACTACCGCCGTTACGCTCAAGACGGCGGCTGGGGCTGGAGTGAGAAACTATATCGAGGCCATTCAGCTTGATTGGGAGGCGTTTGGCTCGGCATCTGAAGTCGTGCTGCGCGATGGCGCGGGTGGAACCGTTTTGTTTCGCATGAAGATCGGAACCGGCGCAGCGGGGAGTCGTACCATTACATTCCGCCCCGCACTTAAAGGGACAGCGAATACGCTGCTAGAGGTCGCAACTCTCACCGCTTCCGTAACGGGGGCACTGTATGTCAATGCGCAGGGCTGGACCGGCGTTTAAGGGGGATTTGCGATGGCGATGGACACGGGGCAGGTCACGGTAACGACTAGCCCAACGCTGATTGTTGCGGCGCGCTCACGCAATTATGTGGGCTTAGTTCAGGGTAGCCAGAATGACGTGTGGATTGGTGGCCCTGCGGTGTCGCCAAGCACGGGTGTTCTGCTGACCGGAAGCAAGGGTACGCCGTTCAATTGGACAGGCTCTGACGCGCTTTATGGCGTGACGGGTACGGGCACCAGCACGGTAAGCTATACGGAGAGCTACTAATGCCTGAACGTGGGTTGGGAACACCGCCGCCGTTGATGGCCGATGCCCTCCCGCTCGCCCCCGGAACGGCTGCGATCGGCACATCATTGGCTTCTGCAAGGCAGGACCATGTACACCCCGCTCAGTCAGTTCCGGGCGTAACGTTCACACCATCTACCCCCTCGCGCGTTCTGGGAACAGCCTTCCAGCCCAACGCAACCAAGGCGGTGAAATGCACCTATAGCGTGAAGACGCAGGCGACCAATCCGCTCCTTGCTGGTGCGTCTTCGGCGCTCGTCACGCTTCTTAGCGATGTGAACAATCCTCCCACAACCGAGCGTTGCCGGGTAGAGGCCACGTCTTCGGTAGCTCTCGCTGTCGCCGTGGCCATCACCACCTCCAATACCGGTATACTGGACTATATCTGCCCTCCGGGGCATTATGTGCGCCTAGTCGGGACTACGAGCGGGACGGGGGCGAACACCATCGTCACGCAGACCGAAGAGGTAATAGGCTGATGACCGAACTCGCGCTATACGGAGGACCGCTCAAGCGAACGCTGATCCAGCGGGCTTTCGGCATGTGTGGGCAATCGGTCACTGAATTTGAACTAACCAACGAAGAATACGACCTCGGGTTGCAATGCATGAACGACATCGCTCCTGAGTATGGCGATGCGTTCGGCTTTAATTATCCGGCCTATGGCAATGGGTCGGCTGATGACGAGAGCGGGATTGCTGCGGCTGACGTGCTGGGCTTTACGGTGCGTATCGCTCAGGAAGTCGGGCCAAACATCGGTAAAATGTTCTCACCTAACGGACCTCAATCGGCGGCTATGTCGGCGCTGAAATCAAAATACCAATCCACGCCTACCCGTGAGCTTGGACGCCAGACGATTCGTGGAGCCGGGAACCGGCTGTGGAACTGGCGCGGGCCTTTCTTTCTCGTTGCTACGCCGGATGACGAGCAGAACCAGTGACGCAAATCCCGCTGATCAACGGCGCACTCGCATCGGAGATGGCAGATTTCAATCTGTCGTATCCCCAAAATCTGGAAGCCGTCCCGACTGAGTCTGGCATTTCGAAGGGTTACCTGCGCTCGGCAATGGGTGCATCGGTGCTTGGTGCGGGTGGTCCCGGTGTAGATCGAGGCGCAATCAACTGGAACGGTGTGCTTTACCGGGTGATGGGGACCAAGCTGGTATCCGTTTCTCCTTCTGGCGTCGTGACCCAGTTGGGAGATGTAGGATCGGGTGGCTCGGTCGGCCTAGACTACGGCTTCGGTCGGCTGGCGATCCAGAGCGGGACTAGCCTATATTATTGGGACGGTGTTTCACTGGTTCAGGTGACGGACCCCGACCTTGGGGCCTGCAACGACATCGCATGGTTCAATGGCCAGTATTTCAGCACGGACGGCACGTACATCGTTGCCACGCAGATTAGTGACCCGACGCAGGTTGACCCGTTGAAATACGGCTCTGCGGAGACTGATCCGGACCCGATCACGGGCATGATTAAGATTCGCAATGAGCTGGCAGTTTGCGGATCGAACACCATCGAGTTTTTCAACTATGTCGGCGGCACAGGTTTCCCGCTTCAGGTGAACCAAGGCGCTACCATTCCTATCGGCTGCGTTGGCCCTCGGGCGAAGTGCTTGTTCTCGCAAACGTTCGCGTTCGTGGGCGGCGGCAGGAATCAGGAAATCGGCGCATTTCTCGCGGGCGGCGGCTCGGCTGCTAAAATCTCCACGCGCGCGATCGATGACTTTCTGGCGGCGGAGGAAAATCCCGAAGCCATTGAGCTTGAGGCCCGCGTTTCAAGGGATGAGCAGCGCCTTTATATCCATCTGAGCGACAAGACGCTGGTTTACCTACAGAACGCCTCTCAGGCAGCGCAGCAGGCGGTCTGGTACGTCGCGCAGTCGGGATTGGCGATGGATAAGCCCTATCGCCTGCGTCACGCGGTTATCCTCGGTACTCAGACCATCGTGGGTGATGTCGATGGCGGCACGCTTGGGGTGTTGAGCGAGAGCATCTCCACGCATTTCGGTGAAGCAACGGGCTGGTGCTTCGATACGCAGTTGATTTTCAACTCGGCCAAGGGCGCGATTGTTCATAGCCTTGAACTTGTCGCCCTTCCGGGGAGAAGTGTTTCGGGTGTCCCTTCCGCGTTCATCTCCTACACAGTTGATGGAGAGACGTGGAGCATGGAACGCGCGAGCCGCATCGGATTGAGCGGAGCCAGAAACAAGCGTATCGCGTTCTTTCCACATAAGCGGTTCGCTCGATACATGGGCATTCGGTTCCGTGGGGATTCTACCGCATTGCAGGGCATCGCCTCATTGGAGGCTGAGATTGAAGGGCTGAAGAACTGATGGCCACGCCAGCGCTCCAAACCTTCCTTACCCGTGACGATCTGCGAAAGGTGTTCGGGGATAACCCGAAAGTGATCTATGCTTTCGAGCAGCAGCAGAAGCAGGTTGCGGATAATACCGCTCAGACGGCTACCAATGTCGATGCAACGACCGCCATTCAGGATGCCACGGTCATCACGCTATCGCCCAACGAAACGTTGACGAGAGAGCGCATTCTAGCCGTTGGGACTGGCCTCCAGATAATCGACAACGGCCCCGGCGCTACAGTGGTTATCGTGCTTACGACTGTCCCGCTTCTCAACGGAGGCTATGACTGCACGATCAATCTATCCGCTGACACCAATGTCGATTTCCCAACGCTGGGGAAAATCCCAAGCTCGGCTGTCGGTCCCTACGCGGACGACGCGGCGGCTGCGAGCGCGGGGGTGGCAATCGGAGAGATTTACAAGGGCCCGACTGGCTCGGTAGTATGGCGTCAGGCATAGTTGCGCTACGCCAACAATTGGCGTAGGATACCACATCGGTAGCCTGAAAGCCCTGCACCGGGGGCATTGCGAGAGCAACAGGCCCCGATGGAAATCATCCGCGAACGTGATCCCTCCCTGATCAACCGGCTGTCCAATCAGCCGGGGATCATGAGCAATATCGCGCCGAAGAAACAGGTGGTCGATTGGACACCGTTCTTTGAAAACCCGGTTGGCTGCATCGTCCTCTCGAACGGGGACGATGCGGTACAGGTATATGGCCAGTCGGCGGAAAAGGATTGGCTGGTCTCCACGATATTCGGTCCGACTTGCCGTGGAAAGCGTGCGCTGGAAACCGGCTACGCGATGCGCGAGTGGATGAAGCCCTATGTAGAACAGGCGTTCGGCCCGGTCCCCGATTATCTCCCTCAGGCCAAGTGGTTCTACCGCAAGCTGGGTGCTGAACCCGTCGAATATGTCGAGAGCGGCGGCGATATCTATTATCCCGATGAGGGCGAAACCATGTTCGTATTTCGGAAGGCCCACTAATGGCCGCTCAGGCAGGTATCGCCGCAGGCGCATCGCTTATCAGCGGTATCCTTGGGGGCAAGGGAGCCAAGAAAGCTGCTGCTGCGCAAACTGCGGCCTATGAGAAGGGCATTGCCGAACAGCGCAGGCAGTATGACACCTCGCGCGCTGACTTCATGCCATACATGGAGGGTGGCGGGGCTGCGTTGGGTTCGTCGCTTGACCTTCTCGGGTTGAACGGAGCGGAGGCGCAGCAGGCGGCGATTGCCCAGCTTAAGGGTTCCCCCGGCTTCACCTCGCTCTACGATACCGGGCAGGACACGATCCTTCAGAACTCGGCTGCTACGGGAGGTCTTCGCGGCGGCAACACGCAGAACAGCCTTGCCAACTTCGGCTCGGGCCTTCTGTCCACGGTCATCCAGAATCAGCTTGGCCAGCTTGGCGGCATCGCGAGCCTTGGAGCGGGGGCGACGGGACAAGTTGGCCAGCTCGGGGCAAACAGCGCCAACCAGATCAGCGGCTTGCTCGGCCAGCAAGGAAACGCCAAGGCATCGGGCATCGCCGGTCAATATGGGGCGTGGCTTAGCGCGCTGGGTGGGATTACAAACGCGGCTGGAAATTACTTCGGTGGCGCTTCGGGTGGCGGTAGTGCGGGGAATATCATGGGTGGCGCTAACGGTGTCGCTGGCGGGTTGCGCGGCTGGTAATGGCAAGCGATCCGAACCAGCTTATCGCACTTCTGGCGCAGATGCCGGGAATGGTGGGGCGCTCTGTCTATGAAGGACAGGAGCAGGGCCTGAAGCGCCGTCAGGGCGAGCAGGCGATCCAGATCAATGACTTTGCGCTCAACGCCGAACGTCAGAAGCAGGGGCAGCAGGAAGCCTATCGCGCGGATGTGGATCAGTATCTGCTTGATCCCACGCCAGCGGGACTGATGGCGCTTGCCTCGAAATACCCCCAACAGGCTGAGGCTCTACGCAAGGGCTGGGATGTCAAGGACGCGGCGGTAAAGACGGCTGATATTCGGCAGTGGGGATCGGTCTATTCCTCGCTGAAGAACGGTCGCACCGATCTTGCGCTTGGCCAGCTTCGTGCGCGCCGTGATGCGGAAAAAGCGCAAGGGGTAGATACAGCGCTCCTAGACCAAACTATTGCCGCCCTTGAGGACCCGGACCCCGCGACTCGCAATCAGGCGATCAAGGCGCTTCAGGGTGAGGCGCTGATGAACCTTGCGGCTGCCGATTACGACAAGTTCGCGCAGAACTACAAGGTGGTTGGCGGCGAGGCCGAGGGGCCATACACGCTTGGTCCCGGTAGCCGCCGCTATGATGCTGATGGCAACCTTGTTGCATCGGCTCCGTTCGCGCCTCGCCCTGTTAGCGTCGGCGAGGGTGAGACCATTGTCGAATACGATCCGAATAGCACGGGAGGAGGTGATCAAGCATCTGGTGGCGCGGGGGGCGATGCAGTCTCCCGCATGGTCCCGATTACCCTTCAGGCGGAAAGTGGAAACCGAGAATATAATCGGGACGGCTCGCGCGTAACCAGCCCCAAGGGCGCGCGTGGCAAAATGCAGGTTATGCCGGGAACGGCAAAGAACCCCGGCTTTGGCCTTTCCCCTTCCGATGGCACTCCGGAGGATGACGCGCGCCTTGGCCGGGAATATCTCGGCGTGATGATGCAGCGGTACAACAACGACCCTGCAAAGGCGTGGGCCGCGTACAATGCTGGCCCCGGTGCAGTGGACAATGCCGTCAAGAAAGGCGGGGATCGCTGGCTTCAGAACATGCCAGCCGAGACCCGCTCTTACGTCAACCGCAACATGGTGGCGTTGCGTGGGCAGGAGCAGCGCGGACAGCCTCGGGTTATCGCACAGGGCGCGCCGAAGCCGGGCAAGGTGCAGGCGCAGCGCCTGACGCCGGAAGAGGTGGCCTCCGAAGGGCTTGACCCTAATACGGTGTATTACCGGGGCGAAAACGGTATGCCTCAAGCGGTGAGTGGCCAGCGTGCCGATGCTAAACTGAAGCCTGTTCCAACTCCGATTGTGAACGCGGTTATCGAAAACCGCAATTCGATCCGAGCCATCGACAAAGCGCTTAAGGCTCTCGACGCCTATCCCGCAGGCGTGGGGCTTATTAGCGGTGGGGTGCCCTCATGGGTGAGTCAGCGAACGGACCCCAAGGGCGTTGATGTCCGCGCCGCAATCGCAGATATCGGCAGCTTGCGCATTCACGACCGCTCCGGCGCTGCCGTGACCGCTGCTGAAACGCCGCGCCTTCTGCCCTTCATTCCCTTGGTTACGGATACCGCTGATACCGCTCGCAAAAAGCTTAAACGGTTCCGCGAAGAATATGCTGCGATCAACCGAGACATCGAGGGGATGTACACCGAGGATCAGGGTTATCAGCCCATGCTCCAAGCGGGCCAGTCTCCCGCTGCTCAACGTGGTGCGCCACAAGGCGGCGCTCCCGGTTCTTCCGCAGCCAACCCCATTGTGATCCGCTCACGTCAGGAAGCCATGAAGAACAAGGGCAAATGGGTACGCACCCCTGACGGTCGCGTTGGGAAGGTTCGCTAATGGCGCGCGATCCTTGGGACGACCTGATTGATTTCGCCAACGAGTCCGTAGCGGGTTCGGAGGCGCTTGCCGATGATCCCACGCTAATTGATCCCTCGACGGTAACGACCCCACAGGGTGACCCCTCACTTGAAGGCGTGATTGATTTTGCCCCCCAAGGACAGGCTCCCGTAGAGGAACAGCCGCGTCAGCCTACGGGTAAACGCCCTTGGAAAAGCCTGTACGGGCAACCGAACGACCTCGACACTGTTGAGGGGCGGGGAATGGCCACGCTTCAGGGCCTTGGAAGTCTCGCCAATCCTTCCGTTGAGGGTGCGGCCTCGCGTGTCGCCGGTCTGGTCCCGGAAAGCTATGAGTTTGACCCTCAAGGCTTTGTCACGATCTACTATCCGGGTGGCAAGACTTCCAAATGGAGCGTGATCGATGACGCCCTCCCGCCTCAGATTCTCGGGGCGTACGAAGCGGAATATGGTGGGCTTCCGATTGATCCTGAGACGGGCGATCCTTCGATTCCGCTAACGCAGAACTCGACTGAAGATTACCTGATGCTGGGGCAGCGCCCGCCCGCCGACTTTCGGGACAACAGCCGCAACTTACTGCCTGATGGTGTGGATGCGTTTGCTCGTGGCGCAGTCCCTTTCGAACTGGATGACGAACTGGACGCCCTATTCGGTACGATAGCAGGCGGTGATTTCGGTGACGAGCTTATCCGCTCGCGCGGCATCCGTGACTATGATCAGGAGAACAGCCCCTATCTGCGCGGTACGGGTGATTTCGTGGGGTCGCTGGCGCTGCCTACCAAGCTCGGTAGTGTGGGGGGGCTAGCGGCAAAGGAAACGGCTGCGCGCGTTTATTCCACCGCACTGGCGCAGGGGCTTAGCCGTCCCGCTGCACGTACCTTGGCGAAAGCTGAAGCGAACGCTGCGTTCCGTTCGGCCATTGCTCGCCAAAGCGGCAAGGAAGGCGCTATCTACGGCGGCGCTGAAGGGGCATCGGCTGGGGACAGTTTTGCTGAGCGTGGGATTGGCGGTATCACGGGTTCCGCTATTGGCGCTCCGGCTGGTTATGGACTTGGCGCTGCTGCTGGACAGGCTGGGCGGCTGCTCCCTACTCGGGGCACTCCGGAGCGGGTTCTTGAACGTCGGCGCTTCGATAGCGCAGTCGGGCGCATGGATGAGCGCGGCTTGCCGGTTGACGTTCTCGCCGCTGATCGCCCCGGCGCGTATTCATCTCAGATGGCTTCGGCGGTCACCAACGCCACGCTTGGCGCGATTCCGCTTTCGGAAGGCGCGGACAGGGCGGTTACATCGCTGGCCAATGCGCGTACCGGCATAGCCGAGCGTATCGGCAATGTCCGCAGCGATGATGCTGGCATCGGTCAGGTAATTCAACGCGGAATCCGAGAGGCCGAAAGCGGGACGCAGGCCAAGGTTGCGCCGTTGTATCAGCGCATCCCTATCCAGGGCGATGCACCTGCTCAGCTCAATAACGTCAACGGCTATCTGGCTGAAGCCAATCGTGGATTTTCCAGCAATCCGGCGCTGTCGCGTATCTGGTCGGATGATCCGATGTTGCAGGCCACAGCGGAAGCTCTTGCTGATGGCGCTAAGAACGGCGGACTTTCGTGGGATGACCTAAAGGGCTTCCGCTCCGTCATCGGAGAGAAGATCGGGCAGCCGGGGCTTGCCAAGGACGGCACGGATATCCGACGCCTGAGAGGGCTCTACGGGGCGCTGAGCGAGGATATGCGCGCTACCGCTGCGGCGCAGGGACCCGGAGCCTTGAGGGCATTCGAGCGGGCGAATAACTATGCCCGAGCAAGAGAACGCCGCGTGGAGAGGGTATTCTCCGAATTGCTTGGCCCTGATTATCAGACCAATCCGGAGCGGGCCTATCGCACCCTCATGAACTGGGGTCGAGCCAAGGGCGGGGATGTGGCTAAGTTCTCGCAGGGTTTCCGCTCACTTCCTGAAGAGGCGCAGAATAGCGTACGCGCCAGTGTGCTTGAGATGCTCGGACGCGCTCCGAAGGGCAGGCAGAACACGGAAGGGAATGCGTTTTCCCCGGCTGACTTCATGACGCAGTGGAATGATCTTTCTCCGCGAGCCAAGGCGCTCCTGTTCAATGGCGAACATCGGGTTGCGGTGGATGACATCGCGCGCATCGCAGGGGGAATGAAGGCATCCGGCAAGTTCTCCAACACCTCGCGCACAGGTCTGGCGGTTGGCGGCGTTGGCACGGCAGGGACGTTTGTATCCAATCCTGTGCTTGGCGTTCTATCAATCGGAGCCCAGCTCGGCGCTGGTAAGTTGTTGGGCAATCCCAAGTTCGCCCGTTGGCTGATGGCGCTGGACAAGAAGCCCAACATTCAGGCGATCAACGCGCATGTGAAGCGCCTCGGTAAGCTGGCCAACACCGCACCGGGTATGGAGCAGGACTATCTTAATCTGGCGGACCAGATCGAACAGGTTCTGGACATGGAAACCGCACCCAAAAGGGGCAAGGAATAATGCAGAAGGTTAGCAACCCGGTCCCTATCTATCTCGACGCCTCGGGCATGCTGGCCGATGGCGGCAAGATTTACGTGGGTGTTGCGGATACCGATCCGGAGACCAATCCCATTGATCTGTTCTGGGATAGTGATCTGACCATTCCGGCTGACCAGCCCATCCGCACGATTGGTGGCTTGTCGGTCAACGGCGTGACCCCGGCGGTGTTTTTCTGCGACGAGACCGACTATTCCATGCGGTTTCGGGACTATAACGACACGCAGGTTTTCTACTCGCCCTCGGTCTATCTGCCCATCGATAGCTTTCAGCCGATCAACGCCAATCTGACGGCCATCGCTCTACTCAGCACGACCACTTTTGGCCGCTCGCTGCTGACGCTCGCCAATAGTTCGGCTCTGGCAACTGCTACCGGCATTCCCACCCCTCTGCCATTGGCGGGCGGCGCGCTCACTGGAAATGCGACTAGGCAAGGTGCAGGCGTACTGCCCTATTGGTATGATCCCCTGATGACGGGTGGACGCATCTTTATCACAGCATCGGGCGCGCCTGATCCAACGTCCTTGCCGGGCGATATCTGGTTTACCTACTAATGCAGGTTCGGGACGCATCAGGAACCTTGAGAACAATCGCTTCGGTTTCTGCGAGGGATACCGCCAGCGCACTCAAAGCCGTGTCCGGTATTTATGTTAGGGACAGCGGTGCAGTTCTGCGTACGATCAGCGGTGGCGGAAGTTTAAGCGCAACGCTATCTCCGGCCAACCTCTACGGCTATGGCTACAGCCCCGGCGCGATCAATGTAACGACCGGCGGAAGCGGAACGGTCTCGATTACCGGTGGCACGCCTCCTTATACCGTGGATTATACGTTGTCGGAAAGTGGCTGGGAGGCCGTCTCTCCTTCCTCTCTGGTAACTCCGTTCAGATCGCCGCCGCTTAGCGGATCAGAGGAATCAAATACCCTGATCTATGCGACAGTGCAGGACGCGCTTAGCAACGTGGTTATCACCAACACAATCTCAGCATTCTGCCAGAATGCCTACGAAGGTCCATAAGCATGGCACGATATAGCGGAACCGTCAGGGATCAGAACCAAGCACCGGTTATCGGAGCGCTGGTGGCCGTGCGCAATCAGGACGGCACGACTCCGATCCTGTACGATGACGACGATCTTGTTCTGGACAACCCCCTGACCACCGATGGCTACGGGACGTACTATTTCAACGTAGAAACGCCGGGATATTTCGACCTGACTTTCTACTATGGAGGGCGGACGGTCACGAAGGAATACGGCGTTCCAGTTGGGATCAGCGTCGATACGTTCATTCCGTTAGTTTATGATCTTGGCGAGCGGACCGCCAGCACACCGCTTACCGATCTATCGGAAGAGTGGAACAACGCCGCTGTAGAGTTTGTGGGCGAGCGCCGTAGCTTCACGGGCACAGCTTACGATGTCAACTCAGTGATGATCAGCTACGAGTTTGACGGAGATAGGAAGTTCGCGCTCTCTCCGAATGGGGCTATTCTCCAAACTCCCGGTGTTGCCGCGACCGCAGCCGCTTCGATCATTCAAAGCGCCGACCTCGAATGGAATGATGGCCTGCTGCCGGGTGATGGGGGACGCGTCAGCGATTTCCATGTCTCGGAAACCAATGTTGATATCAATGCGGTAAACCAAATCTTGGACAGCGGGTTGCATACGGTCGCCCGGTGGAAGGTCAACGACTTCTCCTTTGCAGAGATTCACCCGCCTACTGCCGGGGTCTTTCCCGGAGGCGTCTACCCGCCAGAGTTCCGGCTATATGACCCACTTGTCCCCGCGCACACCAGCTTTGGCGGGTTGCGCTATAATGCGGGAATTCTCGGCCTTACGCAGGGGATCGATATCAATGGCTTCCCCAATCCCGTTATCCGGGTTTATTGGGACGATTTCAACGGGACATCGGGTAGCAGCACTGCCCTGATCGAGAGCAACGCCAGCAATCGCCTGCAAATTCAGGCGCTGTTTGCATCCATTGTTCATCGCAACGGAAACGGGCGATATGAATGGGAAAGCTCCGGCCCGCAGCTCCGAATTACATTCGTGGGCTATGAGTTGTCGGCAGGCAAACCGCTCGATGTCAGCAATAGCGGACAAGTCTCCGGAGAGGCGCGCGTACCATTCACCGTCAGCACCGTCACGACAGCAGTAGACACGCAGGTCTGGTCCTCGCTCGCGGCGGGCGTCTATACCAACCGGGCTAAGGTCACTGGCCTTGGCCATGCCTTCTTCCGAAGTCTATGCATCGGCGCAGATGTTGGCGCAGTCGTGACCACTGGCGCGCAGGGTGCTACTCCGGTCACGAACAACGACCTCATTCTAGAGCGCACCTCGGCTAGTTGGCTTAAG